CTGATTTATTATTCTATTTCATTGAGGATGTTCTCAATTGCTTTTATCCCTGCAAATACTATTATTGCAACCATTGATACTGTTGAGAAGAATCCGTAATTACCTTTAAGTATTAATGATATTGTAAGTATCAAATAATCAATTGCTAACACAAATACGAATGTGTTTATAATTATCCAGCATATACTTATGATTTTGTTCATTCAATCACCTTTATTATTCAAGCCAATTATTGTCTAAGTAATAAAATCCAAATACTACTAATCCAGTTAGTAAAATCCAGCCGATTCTAAACAATATTAACGGCATATCGGATTCCAAATGTTTAACCGTTTCACTGATATCTCTGTTGTTGTAAAACACTGATTTATCGCTGATTGTTTTGTCTTTCAATGCCGTAAAAATTGTTCCCTTGTACTTTGTCCCAACTCCGTAGTATTTATACCTGATACGGCTTGACTCTTTTACCGTATCAATGTACTCATCATCTGGAAGAACAATTTTATTGCTTTTGAAATCAATTCCACAGAAATTTATCTTTTTAGCTTTCTTACTTTCTTTTCCTACATAATCCCATGTCCAATACGTTTCTGTGGTATAATAAGTTCTCTTTCCAGATTTATGTGCTACTCTTCTGGTGTGTCGCGTGTATTTTTCCTTTACTTTTTTAACATATATGTATTTGCCACCAATTTCCGGGTAAGTAACTGTATCTACAGCTTTTAATTCGCCATA